GCTGATGATCGGGATATTGATTGCCATTATGCAGTCTCTCTATTCGCTTCGCTCATGACGCGCTTCACCAACTGCTCCATCTCGGACATGACATCACTTTGGCGTTGCTCGTACGCTTTCCACATTACTCGTGAACGACTGCCATAGCGTGCAGTTAGCGCACGGCCAAGAGAGCCAGCCATAGACGTGTCAAACATGGTGCCTGTTGCGCCTTTCCATTGAATAGCAAAGGTGCCCACATTCGTGGTGTTACCGCCGTATTCCTTAATCGCTCGAGTATTGATCTTGGCAGCAATCTTTTGTTTCATGCCAGGAATCCACGGCAAAATCTGAAACCCAGATTTGGTCTGCCAATTGCGCGCCATACCAGACAACGGGACGCCAGTAGGCACAAGCTTGTTTGCATCGTCAATAACAGGCTGGACGATCTTCTTGTAATCCTTGGTAATTTCTCGGCGTAAAGATTTGTCAATCTTGTTAAGGGTCTTTAGAGCATCCTTAAGCCCTACGACCTCTACCTTTGCCGATACTTCCGCCACGTTATCTCCGTTTTTTGTTTGCGTCGTTAAGCACTTTAATGACCGTTGCAATGTCTCGAGCGTCAAACACAATGTCGCTAGGCCACCAACCGACCGCGACCAGAACCTCTGCTAGTTGGCGGCGGTAGGTGCCGCGTCCGTAGGGTTTGGGTCAGTCTCGTCCAATACCGGAATGATCTCCAGCTCTGGGTTTTTGCTAATCCATTCACGCCAGTTGTCACCAATCTGTTCGCCTTTAAGTTTCAAGATCGTGTGCATCCAACAGCAGTAATCGCTGTACAGCGGTTGCGTTGATAGTTGCTGGATGTTGCGGCGCTCGAGTCTCTCCCACTCGGTCACCACAAACAGGTTGGTGTAGTAATACTCGGGTGCGCTGTCGGGCGTGCGCTTTAACTGCAACTTGATCTTCATGTTTCTCCTATGTCGGCTTGGAGCCGTGATTATGGTGCGGTCGTGTCGAGCGTCAGCGCGCCACCCATGAACGTAATGTCATAGGTTGACAACTCGCCAAGGGATGCGTTAATAACTGGCAACGACTCAAGGTAGCAACCAGTCAAAATAAACTTCGGGTTAGTTGCTGACTCTGCACCTGACGCTGGGGTCAAGGTGATGTTGGTCTTAGTGCCAACTAATGGGAACAACGTTGCGTAAGTTTCGGTTGCTGCAAACGACGCGTACATCGTCAAGGTCACTTCGTTGTTGACAAGGCCAGCGGTGTAACTGCGTGAGTTAGTGCCGAACGCGGTGTCTTCAAGCGCTTCAACGAGATAGGTCAATGTCGCTGCGCTGCACATGTCGGTCAAATCAACGCTGTTAATTGTGAGGACTGGGTTCGAGAGGTAAGTGCTACTGGCCATAAATGCTCCTTAGGTTATGTTCTGATAGTAGATGATTTGTGTTGCTTAGTTGTGGATTACGAAGTCTGGGCTTGGATAGCGCAATCAAGGTCATAGCACGGATACAACGCGCCACCGATTTCAAGGCTTGACGGACGGCCACCCATAACGATGATCTTTGAGCCAAGCACGGTTGCAACAATGTTAAGAATCTGACGCAGTACCGGCAGACCTGCTGGGCCCGAGCCGATCACCTTGACAGGAAACTCGAGGCGCACCACGTTGCCGTTGCCAGCAATTGTTGTGAAGTTGGGTGCATCCAAGTACACGCAATTTGGCACAAGTTTGGTTGGGTCGTTTATGACGCGCAATCCTGATACAGCTGTCAGCGTTGCGGTGACATCGTCAATCGCTTCGTTGAATAGGTCGGTGTAAGCCATTAGGCAACCGCTGGACGTGGGATGCCGAGCAGCTGCTTGACGATCGGGGTCAGGCTTTGCTGTGGTGCCGAACCCATGCCGTCAAACGTGGCGTAGGTTGCCTCTATTGAGCCCCTAGAGCGCCACAGAGCGGCGCAATACATCAAAGTGCCCAATGTTGCGTCACCACCTGGTGAGGTCGTTAGGGAGTCGATATAACCCGATTCTTGGCGCCTGCGATATGCGAACTGGTTGCCAGCCGACACGGATTGCGTAAGCAACGTGAAGTCGTCTGACGGGTTGGGAATGTTTATGCCTAGGTAGGTTGCCACTTGGCTTGCTGATACCCACGTGCAAACAGGGTCATACGACACGGTGCCAGACGCGGCGGTGCGTTCAACATTGTTAGCGGTCTTAGCGTAAAGCACCTGATCGGCGATCGGCTCTTGATAGTCGTAAAGCAGATCGCCTTGCGTGTCAACGCCAATAAACAAATACTGTGGCAATGCGCGCACGGTGTAGGTGCCGTTAAATGTGGCGTCAACGCCTGCGACCGTGATTGACTGGCCGACTGCAATCTCGCTGGGGGTCAGGAGTTGCAGTACGGCGAAGTCATCAATCAGGTACTTGTTGGTAACTGTGTATGTAGCCATGAGCGGTTATTCCGCTCTCGACTAAGCGATTGCGATTGACTTAACCTGATCGCCGTCTGCGATAAAGGTTGAGACGTAACCGTAGTAGGAGAATGTGCGACCCAAGGTTGCAGGTACTTCTACCGACATGATTCCACGCACTTGCTCGTAGAACTCAATTGCAGCGCCTCGAGCAACGACCATCGTGTTTTCGCTGAACGCACGATCCACAACTAGGTTCAATCCCAATGGGTTAAACGTGTTCATTTGTGTCACGTTTGCTGTGCCCAATCCGTTAACGCCCATCAATCCAGCAGCGCCGGCATACGGGAAAATAGGTCGCTTGTCTGCGTCCAACTGGCTGCCCAGTTTTTTCCAGACATCGGAGCTGACAAAAATGTGGTCAGGCAGGAAGTTGGTTGCTTGCAGGATGTCGGTTGCTGCATCGTAAAGCGCTGCGATCAAACTGGTTGGATCGTTTGCGGTTACTGTCCAAGTTGAACCTGATGCTGTGTCGCCAGCAAGAATTGCGTTACATGCGACTGCATCCGATTGAATCATGTACTGGCCTGCAAGGTCTCGCAAAATGATTTCCATTGCCGCAGGTGAAGTGAAGTCAATGTCTTGTACTGACAAAGTGACCTGACCTGCAAGTGTGGTTTTGCTGACAACGTTTGACGCAATAACTGGGGTAGTTGCTGACACTCCTGAAAGTTCAGGTGACTGTGAACCTACCGAAGTGTGGGTCGTCCAAGTTGGGCGAATCCATGTCTTTGATTGTCCGCCGTCTGGCATTGCGCGAGCGCCTACTGCCGTTACAACTGGACGGATGTAGTTCAAGTCCTCAAATACTGGCCCAAGGACTGGTACTGGCAAAAGACCAGGTGTATCGGTCGTGAGCACATCGCCTGCAGCTGCTTGAAGTGCTGACTGCTTCGACAATGCGAACTCGCGTGCGGCTGCTGCAACGTTGCGGAAAGTTTCTCCGCCGATGTGCATCGCTGCGAGGTATTCGCCTGGTGTTGGCAAATCAAACTTGCGCTTGGCCTGTGCGTAAATTGGTGCAGTAGGGATGGTTGCCTCGACTGCGGTTTCGTTTACTTCGGACATTTCTGGTTTCTCCTCTACTGGGGTTACTTCTTCATTTAACACTACTTCTTCGGGCTCTTGGTGGATACTCGCTGCGACTTTGGTGATGTTTGCTGCATCGCCGAAAGCGCCGATCGGAACAAGGGATAATTCCATCCAGTCGGCTGATTCGATGATCATTGTTCCTTCTTCGTCATACGAGAACTTGGTTGGGTTTACCCCGACCGATACTTGGTCAATGGTGCCGTCTAAGGCCATAACCAACGCGTCATTGCCTAGGGTCGTTGCGCTGATCTTGGCAGTAAACAGCATTGCATCATCGGTTGACACTCTTTCCAGCACGATGCCGACTGGCATATCGGCTTGGTGATACATGAACAGGCGTGGCGCTTTGCCCTCGACTGGCAATGAGCCAGGACGGAAGATCACAGCTGTACCGTCCGAAACTACTGCCGGCACGTTGTACGGAACAGCGGTTCCCGAAATGGTGCGGCGTGGGGCGTCACCCTTTGCGGCGTCAATCGTAAAATCTCCTGCAATTAACTTGATCATCGTGCTAACTCCTCTTGTGTGTTTTCTCTAACGATTTCTTTACGGTCGTCCATTTGATCGGCCATAAAGTTTTCTTCTAGGTATTCATCTGCGTCAAACTCAACATAGGTTCCGCGCGGTAAGACGTTGTCCATCGACAGCGCACCAGAAATTGCATCGGCGTACAATTTGACACCGAACAAATAAAGATCGGCGCGCGCTTGCTGGGATGACTGGTACGAATATGCGCCAGTAGCAACGCCCACCAAATAGGGCGGAACATTTGCCAAACGCGACATTTCAAGCGCCTGATATTGCGATGCCTCAATCAAAAGCATCTTGTCTGGAGTGCTGTTTGTTTCCGTGTATGTCAAATACTCGTTAAGCGCAGCGGTCTGGTTGGTTGCTCGAGCGGCGTTGAACGCGCTGGCCAAATCAGCCAACTCTTGCGCGCTAAGCGGTTCGCCACCTGTTTGCTTAAGTACGCCAGCAGGGATGCTTGACGATGCGTTACGGTTGCGCGCTGCTTCAAGTTTTAGCGCGGTTTCAACTGCGCCAGGAGCCGAATAAATCAATCCTTGATCTGGCGACAAGAACTGCACAAGGTTTGCTGGGTCAAGCATGCCACCGTTGAAATACACTTCTTTGGATGGTGCAAACCACACAGGGCCAACCATGTCGGTCGTGGTAATTGAGCCGGCAGGCAGTCGAGTAAACGTGGCAGGGTAGCCGTCAGCGGTGCGCGATGTGATGTACCAAAACGCGCGACCAAAGAACAGCAAATCGTCTAGCGTCCACGACATTAAAAATTGGTAACTGACGGTGGGGTCTGGGCGATGCAACCAACTGCGTGGCGCAATGTAAATGCGCTCCATTTTTTCACCGTTCCAAAACTCGTTGTACATGCGTAATGGCATTGAGCCGATAACGGACTTAAACAGCGAATTAGCGCGGTTGATAGTTGGCACGCTGACTGCGCGGTTGCGCGCTTCGCCTTCTTGGTAACTGTAATACTGGCCGATCATGCTTACGCCTTGCGCGTTACTTGTGTAACCGCCAGCGACCGCAGCTGCCACGCTA